TGCGCACCATCACCGCCTCGATCTCGGACAGACATTCGGCGGCAATCAGCGGACTGACACCGAGTGCGCGCGCCATGGCTAAGGCAGCGTTCATGTCCCAGCCGATGACGACCGTGGCGCCCATGCCGCCAACCACACGCAATTGTCCAGTCAGGCGCTGGACGAGATCCCAGACCTGCCAACCCTCCGGAGTTTCCGGAGAGTTCAGCCGCGCCGGGCAATCTTCGCACGCGCTTTCGCAGGCCGCGCAGTAGGCCTCGCCCCCGCCGAAGTGCCATTCGGCAAGGGCGATGAGGCGTTTTTTTCCGCATCCAGCATCAGATACGGCGCGAGACAGCGGGTCTGGAACGCCTCGAACACCGGCCAGATGTCGAGGAGCGCATCGATCCCTTCCGGCGTGACCGACATCGGCATGCCGCTCTCATCGCCGACGCCCTCCCAATCCATCACCACGCGGCGGGCGACCGCCTTCGCCATGACCAGCGCCATTTCTTCCTGGCTGGCATCCTTGGGCAAAGATTCGACGGTGGGATCGTTGCGGGCGGCGACCATGGTGGCGGTGGTCACCGGCAGCACATGCAGACGCAGGCCAGATCCAAGGTCGAGCCATTTCGGCTCAGTGGAAAGGTCGAGACGGATCATGGTCAGTAGTCCTCCACGTCATTGATGAGCACGGCGGTGCACATGCGTCCGAGCGTGGCGTCGCGCGCCGCCTGCCAATCGAACGATGCCTGCACGCCCTGCGGCCCGGAAATTTCCAGGCGGGGCCGCGGCAGATAGACCGCGTGCGCCGTGAAGGTCAGGCTTTCGCCAGAGATGAGTGTGTATGAAAACTCCAGCTCGCAAGGAGCGCCGTTGATCGCCTGTGTCACCAATGTCGAGTCGGCAAAGCGGACCTCGGTACGGCCGGTGAGCGCCGCAATCGACGGATCGGCGCCATCGATCATGCCGTCGGCACGGATAGTCTCGATGCGGTCGAGATTGTTGGCATAGGTGATCTCGGTCGAGATCACGTTGCCCAAAGCGGTGCCGTTGCGCTTGATCGCGCCGTTGAAGTGCCCGAAGCGGATGAGATCCAGCTCCGCGGGCGTGCCGGCCTGTGACGTGGTGTTGATCGTCTCGCCCTGTGCCACCAGCCGCGCCGTTGCGGTCAGCAAGCCAGAGCGCTGCATTTGCCAGGTCAGTTGATCGAGCACTGCGCCGGAATAGAGTGCGTATCGCGGCACCTCAGGCATTCCGGTCTCGATTGCCATCGACGGCAGGGTCCAGGATCCGGATTGGAAAGTGTGGGTGAAGGGCCCCGGTGCCGTCCCCGTCGTCGTCGGCGCACCAAACGCCGCCTTCAGCCAGAAGCCGAAGGCTTGCGCATCGATCGGCACCACGACGTCGCCATCGGCGGTCACCGCATCCTTGACCGGCGCCAGCGGATCGCGGCCATAGCCCAAGAGCTCGGAATTGAGCAGCGGCTGTTCCGCTCCGAGCGTCGTGCTGGCGAATGGCATGCGGCTGAAACCGCTCGCCGGCGGGGTGCCATAAATCGTCTCGAACGCGAGCGCCATTCGCGCCCGCGCCCCTTGGGCTCGTGCCATGGTGTTTCTCCTCGGATTGTCGGGATCAACCGAGCGGGTCGGCCGTCGAATAATGCAGCACCACCGGGATCATGGCGGCTTTCAGGGCGGCCGCGCCCTCGATGGGCAGATCGACCGGCTGCGGCGCTTCCGCCTCGATCCAGTCGCACAGTCCCCCGAGCGTGCGGTCGCCGGCAATCGCCGCACCAATGCTGGCGCACAGCGCATCAAACGCCGCATCGCGGCCCGCGCCCTGCACGACGGCCTCGATCTCGGCCCGGTGCTGATAATGGTAGATGAGTGGCGACAGCGTCGTCTCCGGCTCACCCGGATCGCCATCACGCAAAATCAATAGCCCTGCCGCAGGTACACGCTCGGGCAGCACCTCGCCGCGCAGCACGGTGGCTGGCAACATTGAAAGCTGCGCGTGTAGCGCGGCGAGGATGGTTTCGCGGGTGGTGGGCATGATGGTCCCGGTTCGCCGGGACCAGCCCGGCGTCAGTGATCCCTGTCGGGTTTCTGCTCCGAAAGAGCGGCCAGCCGTCGCGGCAGATCCGAGCGGCCGTGCAGGAAATCGACGATGATCACCTGATCGGCGTCCTCGACGAAAACGACGAAATGCTGACCCGCTCGCGTGAAACGCAGATCCTCGGGCAGGTCCGGATCGATGAGGCGGCGGCAGTCCTGCGACATAGCCGTGCCCGCCGCAATCGCCGCGCAACGTGCGATCAGGTCTTCCTCGTAGGCGGCAGCCTGTCGCGGACCGAAGGTCTCATGCGTCCAGCGAGCGATTTCGACGAGCGATGTTTCCGCCTGTCGCGTCAGGCGCCAGGGTTTCGGCATCAGGACGATTAGCGCGCGGAAGCGAAGGCACGCCGGATCGCATCCTCACCGCTCCCCTCGGCCAGATCACCACGCCGGGCCTGGTCCAGCCCGTCACGCAACCTTGCCTGCAATTCGCTGAACTCCGCCTCCTCCCTTTCGAGAAGACGCAACCCCGCCCGCAGGGCTTCGGAGGCATTCTGGTAGCGCCCCGATGCGACCAGCCGGTCGACAAGGTCGGATTGGGTTTCCGTCAGAACGACGTTTCGGGTGGCCATGCGTATCTCCATCAAGGATATTGGCAATATATGCCAATGCCCTATGAATGTCGACCGCTGGCCAAATGCAGGTTTGTGGGGGCCAGGCGCCCGGATTCATATTGGCGTGGCACCGTGGAAAGGATGATGGTCATGGTACGCAGCCTTCAGGACAAGCTCGCCAGGCTCGACCCGGCCCGCCGCGCGCGGATCGAGGCCGAGGCTAATCGCCTGCACACCGAATGCCGGGCGCCGATTCTTGATAGCACGATTACCTGTCCGCATTGCGGGCATTCGCAAAACGAGACCATGCCGACGGATGCCTGCCAGTGGTTTTACGAGTGCAAGGGCTGCGGCACGCTCCTCAAACCAAAACCGGGTGATTGCTGCGTTTTCTGCTCCTACGGCACGGTACCCTGTCCGCCGATCCAGGCCCATAAAGGATGCTGCAGTTGATAGCCTGACTGGATCGAGCCGCTCAGGAACGCGTTTCCGTCCAATTCGCCACGATCATCCCCGGCAGGGCATTCTCAACCGCACGCGCATCGCGCGCCAGATCGAGGCGTTTCGGCAGCTTCACCTGCGGCACCAGCAAGAAGATCACGGCGGTGGCGCGACCTTGCAGCCGGCTCGAGACGCGACCATCCTTGTGCCGGGTAATGTTTTCGCGGACACGGCCCGCCTTGCTGACGCGAACATTGTCGGCCACCAGCAGGCTCGGACCGGTGCGGCGATAGACGAAGCGCAGGCGCATGCCGGTGCGACGCTCCCACGCGCCAGGCGTGACGCGGCCACCACGAGATGATTTGCCCGCTACCGGCATCGGGATCGCCAGCCAAAACCCGTTCTTGGAGCGGATCAGTGGGCCGGTGTCGTGCGCACCAACAATCACTGGTGCTTTCGACCAGACCAGCGCTGCCGCGTTGAGACTCTGCCGACCTTTCGGATACTGCTCGGAGCGAATGGTGCGGGCGAGCCGAGACCCGAGACCCGCACCGGTAATTTGTGCGCGCCAGGCGGACTTGAGACCGGCGCCAGCTTTGCGCATGGCGGCGGTGACCGCCTTTTGGCCGGCGCGGGTTTCCGCCTCCATTGTCCGGGCAATGTCACCGACAATGCTGAGGGCGAGTTTCATGCGGAGCGGAGATCCAAAGTCCAGACGAGCCGCTCGCGATCACGCACCGGCTCGCCCTGAATGATGAAGGTTTCGCCATCGACCTCGATCCGGTCGCCGGGGCGCGGGTTCGGCACCTCGGCGAGGCGAAGATCGATGCGCGTGGCTTCCGACCATAGCCGCGCCTCACCGAAACCGGTGACCTCGTCCGCACGTCGGGCAATGATACGCACACGCACGGCCGTTCCGCCATCGGGCGTATAGACAGCGTCCCTGCCGATGTTCGGATCGCCGAACAGGTCGTCGATCGCCTTCGCGAAGGCGCTCATACCCATCAGTTGCTCGTGTGGATGCGCACC